TGATAATGATGCAGTTGCAGTTGCTAATATGGCACAGGGAACACAAGCACACGAAAGACTACAGAAACTTATTTCGTCTATGCCACAGTTTAAAGCAGAAGAAGAAGAAATTATTAACGAGTATCCACCTATTAGAGGATTCATAGACCTTATTATGGAATACGATGGTGAAACCGTAATTGGTGAAATCAAAACGGCTAAGCAAGAAGTATGGGATACAAGACAGTCTGAGATGAAACCTACTGCCAACCATATGCTTCAATTGCTAACATATATGAAACTAAAGAATGCCAAGGAAGGATTCTTCCTATATGAAAACAAGAATACCCAAGAAATATTAGTTATTCCAATTTCAATGAATGAAAGAAATACAAAGATTATTGAGGACACTTTTACTTGGATGTGTGAGGTTTGGGATAACTTTAAAGATGGGGATCTTCCTATGCGCCCAGCGGGTGCTTCAAAATCAAAGATGCCTTGTACATATTGTCCAGTTAAAAAGGAATGTTACTCTAAAGAGACACCAGTAGGTACAGTTCAAATTGAAAAGTTTGAGGTTCCTTCTGTATGATCTGTTCTAATTCAGAATGTAAAAAAGACTTTAATCCAAAGACTCATAATCAAAAGTATTGCACAGACGAGTGTTGCCGAATTGCCACTAACCGAAGAATTATGGAAAAGTATTATGAACGCAAAGCAATTAGAAATGGTGCATTAAGGCCATGCGGTAGGTGCGGGCATCAGCTTAGCAGATACAACAAGGGAGACTTTTGTGCAACATGCGAAAAGAATATCAATCTGGAAAACAAAAGTAAACTATTTAGGATGCTAGATGACATTAGCTAGTTTAAAGAAGACTCAAGCCAGCAGGGTACTAGGCATAGATGCCTCTACTAACTCTATTGCTTTCTGCTTGATGGAGAATGATGTTCCATTAAAGTGGGGCAAGGTTAACCTTGTAGGCGAAGATATATATGAAAAGATTCACGATGCAAAAAATAAAATGCATTCTATGCTTGAAGAACTACAGTCAGATTACATTGTTGTTGAAGGCGCAGTGTTTGTGAAGTCTGCTGATGCTGTAATTAAACTATCATATGTTTATGGGGTTGTTATAGCAGAACTAATGTCTACTGGAGCAAAGGTTATTACAATAGCCCCGTCCTCTTGGCAGGCATACATAGGCAATAAGAATCCTACTAAAGAAGAGAAGCAAGCAATAAGAGCATTGAACCCAGGTTATGCTGACTCCTGGTATCAAAACAAATTAAGGAATATGAGGAAGCAGAGAACTGCTGACTACTTTAATACAAAGTATAATCTAAACGTACTGGATTTTGATGTTGCAGACAGTTTTGGTATTGCACATTATGCTAACAAGGTGCTGACAGAGCGATGAAGTTATATCAAAGTAAAGATTGGCTGCATAGAAGATATGTGGTTCAAAAGAAAACGGTAACAGAAATTGCTGAAGAGTGTAAAGTCTCTGCTATGACTATTCAGAGATATTTAGACCAGTTTGGACTAATTAAAAAACGATGAATATACTAGAGCTTGGTTCTGGCTCAGTCCCTTTACAAGGTGCCGTGCATCATGATAGAATAAAGCATTCCGAGTGGATAGATGTGGCATGGGACCTAGAAGTTATTCCTTGGCCATGTAAAAACGAGGAGTGGGATGAAGTCTATGCAATTGATGTGTTTGAGCATCTAAATACAGAAATTGCAGATTGGCTGTCTGAATGTCACAGGATACTTAAAGTCGGCGGAAAACTTACTTTAAGACTCCCAGCATGGGACAACGAATTATCTTATCGTGATCCAACGCATAAGAAAGTTTTTCACCATGAAACATTTGACTATTTTGATCCTGAAAAAGAATTGTATGAATTGTTTGGAAGGTACTACTGGGATAACGTTCCGTTATTTCAGGTGACATTTGTAGGTAGAGAAAATAATGACCTACGATTTGAACTGATTAGGAGATAGTATGTTAAAGCCAGTATTTGAGGATGTATCTCAATTTAAATGCAGCGACTTATATTTAAAATCTGTAAGTGCTCCAGCAGGCAATAAAATCTGGGCAACCTGCCATGAAATTGCACATATGCTAATTGAAAAGAATATATCATATGGTAACTCGGCTTTAGAACCTGCAAGAATATTTTCAACGGCGGACTCAACAGAACAATTAAAAGTACGTATTGATGACAAATTAAACAGAGTAAAGAATAATCAAGGATTTGCTGGAGACAATGATATTGATGATTTGATTGGCTATTTAGTATTATATAAGATTGCAAAGGCTAAATCTAATTGACATTTTAGTCGACTGAAAGTATAATAGACTAATGAGCGAAATAGAATTGTCAGAGCATTTTGACAGAATGAACAGGGTAGTTGAAGAACTTCTAAAAGGAAGCACACCCACACAGATCGCCACCACCACTGGAATACAACGCAAAGAGGTCCTTGAGTTAATCGACGATTGGAAAGACGTTGTACATAATGATAGCAATATTAGAGATCGTGCCCGAGAGGCCATCTCAGGGGCAGATCAGCACTATGCCATGCTTATCAAAGAGGCGTGGAAAACAGTAGAAGATGCAGATCAAACAGGCCAGCTAGGAATAAAGTCTGGCGCATTAAAGCTTATTGCAGACATAGAGACTAAAAGAATTGCAATGCTTCAATCTATTGGAGTATTAGAAAACAATGAGATTGCATCACAAATTGCAGAGACAGAGCGTAAGCAAGACATCCTCGTTAAAATTTTAAAAGAGACTACATCAATATGCCCTAAGTGTAAGATGGAAGTAGCAAAAAGATTATCCCAAATTACTGGAGTAATTGAGTCAGTCCCAGTAGAGGAAGCCGATGTCGTTTGATTTTACCGACCTTATCGACATGCTCGATGGAGAGGAGTTCGATGAAAAACCAGTCGATCTTAAAACGTTTGTTAGAAGTCCAGAATACCTTGGGCTTCCAGAACTTTCCGACTATCAGTACACGCTTATCGAAAAAAGTTCGCAGATCTATAAAGAGTCAACCCTTATCAAATTATTTGGAGAAGAAGAAGGAAAGATAAGATTTAAACAAACTGCTAATGAGGTGGTAGCTCAATTAGGAAAGGGTTCGGGTAAAGATTATTGCTCAACCATTGCAACTTCATATATAGTGTATTTACTATTGTGCTTAAAAGATCCAGCCACATATTACGGAAAGCCTCCAGGCGACAGCATTGATATCATTAATATTGCTATTAACTCGCAACAAGCAAGCAACGTATTCTTTAAAGGCTTTAAGACAAGAATTGAAAAGTCTCCTTGGTTTGCTGGAAAGTATACAGACAAAGCTTCTGAAGTTAAATTTGATAAAGCCATTACAGTACACTCAGGACACTCAGAGCGTGAGGCGTGGGAAGGCTATAACGTAATTGTAGTTATCCTTGATGAAATCTCAGGCTTTGCAATTGAAAATACAACAGGGCACGAGCAGGCAAAAACAGGCGCAGCCATATATGATATGTATCGTGCATCAGTAGACTCTCGTTTTCCAGACTTTGGAAAAGTAATCCTATTGTCATTTCCTAGATACAAGAATGATTATATTCAGCAAAGATATGATGCCGTAGTGGCTCAAAAAGAAACTATTGTCCGTGATCATAAATTTAAAATGGATGAAGACCTGCCAGATGACACACAAGGTAATGAATTTAGTGTGGAATGGGAAGAAGATCATATTCTTTCATACAAAATTCCTAGAGTTTATGCTCTTAAAAGACCCACCTGGGAAGTTAATCCAGTAAGAAGTATTGATGATTTTAAAGTAGCATTTTTTACTAACCCACTGGATGCTTTATCTAGATTTGCATGTATGCCACCTGATGCTGTTGATGCATTTTTTAAATCAAGAGAAAAAGTTGAGAAAGCTTTTAATAAAGGCCATCTTGCAGTAGATAATTTTGGCAGACTTGAAGACTGGTTTATTCCAGATCCAGATAAGGAATACTTTATTCACGTAGACCTAGCTCAGAAACATGACCATTGTGCGGTTGCAATGGGTCATGTAAACAAATGGGTTAATATTAAAGTTACCGATACATATTCTCAACCAGCACCAATTGTTGAGATAGACGCAGTAAGATTTTGGACGCCAACAAAAGATAACTCCGTAGACTTTACGGAAGTAAAGGACTATATTCTTTCATTAAAAACACGAGGATTTAAAATTCGTGTATGTACCTTTGACAGATGGAACTCTCACGATATGATGCAACAACTAAAACAATAC